AACAGAATTGCAGTATTGGGCAGAAAAGCTGGAAGAAGAACTCGACGCCGCACAAAAGAAAAACAATTTGCTTGCCTGTGCGTTAAGAGCGTTGCTGTCGAAGTGTCCGGACTGCGGAGGAACAGGCGAGGTAGGCACTGGGATTATACAGATAGGGCAACCAGACCAGATGCCGTGTTTTGTGTGCGCGGGTGAGCGTCAAATATTTTTGAGGGAGTGCGGGAAATGACCAAGGTACATTTGCAGGACGCGATGCTTCAGCTACAGATACTGCAAGGCAAGTTGGATGCGTCAGAGCGTTTAAACAAACCACCTACCAAGCTCATCGCAATACCGGAGGTGCTTCGTCAAGCAGGGTGGATGCCAATACCGAAGCCGCTGACGGATGCGGAGATTGGACAGCTTGCAGAACGCGTTGGATTATTGGGGGCAAAGAGTAGGGTTGGAAATTCACACGATGCTACAGAAAAATTAGTCAAAGCAGTTGAGCGTTATCATGGGATAGGAGAGAAAGAATGAGTGGACACATATGGCTTGAGAAGCGGGTCGCGGAATTGGAAGAGAAGCTGGAGTGGTTTCGGAAAGATAGAGCGGAGTGGACGCTCAAATGGTACGTAGATGAAAACAAGTTGCGGGAACAGTTAGAGGAGGTATCCAAAGACCGTGATGACTGGGCTAGAAAATACCAAGAGTTAAGCAAAAAGAACGAAGTGACTTACGAATTCGACCACACGAAAGGGTTTGCTGCTCAATACACGCACATACCCTACGGCTACAGGATAATAGCCCACAACGATGGTTCTATTTCAATTACCCCTACGGAAAAGAAATGAAACTTGAGATGGATGCTTACGACTTGGTTGCTTTAGAGCAAAACATAATAGAGCGTCTGGGGACGTTCACCACTTGGGAGAAGGCTATAGATTACGGCGAAAAATTATTGGAGGCCGGGGAGGAAGGCGGTTGGGCTTGGGAAGGTCACGATGGCATGTCAGTTAGTGGCCCGTATAAGTTGCTCATCAACCCAGAGTTTAAACAGGAGACGAAATGATACTGAAACTCGGTGGATACAATATTACACCGCCCAAGGGTGGCATGAAATATCACCGGTCGCAGCTAACTGGAATATTGCGAAGCAAAGCCAAGGTGCCGTTTAATTGCGACCACTGCGGGCTACTGTTTGAAACGTATGCGTGTTGGGCTAAACGGTATGCCACCCATTACTGCGGTCGGGCGTGTGCGTGGGCCTCAAGAATTATTAGGTTCCCAAAGGACTGCGTAATATGCGGGTTCATAATGATGTTAACGCCATCTCTTGCAGTAAGGAAGGTTACCTGCTCACGTAATTGTATGCGTAAAAAGCGCGTGACGAACAACATAACCGTGCGGTCGTCCCCCGACTATAAGGCAATTGCTAAACACTTAAAGAAAAATGCGGTGTGTAAATTGTGTGGAACATTTAACGGCCCGTGGGCAGTTATGGGGATTAAAACATGGGTAGAAGATGGTCTATCCTGTGCGGAAGGTAGTAAAGCGTATCTGGCGTGCAGACCTTGCCATATGAAATCCGTGGCTTCACTAGCAGTAAATTCAACTTACATGACAGACCGGATTAAATACTACAAGGAAAATAAATGACCAAGCTATGTGCAAGTTGCAGGGCAAACGATGCGGTCAAGAAAGTGGCTACGTCTAGGGTGGGTCACTTCATCTGGAAGTGCCAGAGTTGCATTGACCGCAAGTCGGTTAGTTTTATAGGGAGTAAACGTGCTGACAAACAATAAGGATTTAAGGAAGCTGCTGAAGTCTGCGGAGGACGCGGGGTGGGAGTTTACCCATAAGAACCACCACATCAAGGGCAAGCACCCTAGCGGTAAGACCACGACGATAAGCCGAAGCCCAAGCGACGGACGAGCAATCAAGAACATTGAGAAGGATTTGAGGATCACATGACTCCAGAAGCTAAAGTAAAGAAGCGGGTAAGGGTTGCGCTTAAGGAACTCCACGCATACTACGCAATGCCGGTAACGGGGGGCTACGGCACCTCGGGTGTGCCAGACTTCCTAGTGTGTTGGCGCGGCTTGTTCTTTGGCATTGAGTGCAAAGCTAACGGCAACAAACCCACCGCGCTGCAAGAAAAGAATATGCACGACATACGCGAGGCGGGTGGGCACACAATCGTTATTGACGAGACGAACGTGGATCAGCTCGGGTCATGGATGAGGGTGTATGAGTAAGAGCGATGACCCACCGGATGTGGTTAAAGCTGATTACGAAACGGCGCTTCACGGCATCATAGGGGAGTGCGTGTGGGGTGAGCAGGGGCGGTTCGCTATCTTGTTAGTTGGCGACCCGAATACATCTTTTATAAACGTGCTATCTATAAACAGTGACAGGGAGCAAGCGCTGATGCTGCTTGCCCTTGCAAGTGATGCGATGATTACAAAACCTAAAAACAACGGAGCGCTTAACTAATGGCTACACCTTTTGAACGTGTGATGGTGCTGGACTTTGAAACGGCATGGTGCAGCAGCACGTATACGCTAACCAAGATGACTACGGAGTCCTACATCCGCGACCCGCGCTTCAAGGCATGGGGTGCGGCCTATAAATTTCTTGGGGACACCACGCCGCCCCGCTGGGTAACCGGCGCACAACTCCAAGACTTCTTCGACACGGTGGACTGGTCAACCACCGCAGTGCTGGCGCAGAACACCGCGTTCGATGCTGCCATCCTGCACTGGCAATACGGGCACCTGCCCTGCTTCATGTTTGATACCTTGAGCATGGCTCGTGCAGTGCGGGGGGTGGAAGCTGGCAACAGTCTCAAGGCGCTGGCTGAAGCTTTCGGGTTCCCGCCCAAGGGGACAGACCTCATGTCCAGCAACGGCATCCTTGATGCGCTGCCCCGCCACATCGAGGACAGACTAGCCAGCTACTGCGTCCACGACGTGGAGCTTTGCGAGGGGGTCTACCACAAGCTCATCGGGGGGTTCCCTGCCAAAGAGTTACAACTCATCGACATGACGTTGCGGATGTTTGTTAACCCGCTGTTGACCCTTGACCCTGAGATTCTAAAAGAAGCTATAGAAGAGGAACGTGTAAGACGGGAAGGGCTGATGGCGCGGTTGACGATAACGGAGGAAGACCTTGCCAGCAACGACAAGTTTGCCGAGGTGCTGCGCTTGATGGGCATCGAACCGCCCACGAAGAACAAGAAGCCTACCCCCAAGACACCTAACCCCGTAGGCAAGACCTATGCGTTTGCCAAGACCGATGCCATGTTCCAAGCCTTGCTGAACGGCGACAACGAGGATGTGGCGCTGCTGTGCGAGGCAAGGCTGGCAGTCAAGTCCACGCTGGAGCGGACGAGGGCGCAGCGGTTTCTGGACATCTCCACCCGGGGCACCCTGCCGGTTCCCCTGAACTACTACGGGGCGCATACGGGGCGCTGGGCTGCGGGTCGGGGTAGCAGCATCAACTTGCAGAACATGAAGCGGGGGTCGGCGCTGCGCAAGTCCATCGTGGCTCCCGAAGGCTACGTTATCGTGGTCTGTGACCTTGCCCAGATTGAACCCCGCGTGTTGGCATGGCTGGCAGACTACGACGAACTGCTGGGCATCTTCGCATCAGGGCAAGACGCCTACGCTGCGTTTGGGGCGCAGATGTTTGGTATTCCCGGCCTCTCAAAAGAGAGCCACCCCCTCTTGCGGCAGTCTGCAAAAGCCGCGCTGCTAGGAGCAGGTTACGGGCTGGGTTGGTTCTCATTCGCCGGTCAGCTTCTCACGGGGTTTCTGGGGGCACCCCCCATGCGGTATGACGTGGCTTTTGCCAAACAGCTTGGTGTAACTAAGGATATGATGCTGGCGTTCATGGACTACCCGCCCAACATGGAGAAGGCGCTCTCCATCCCGAGGCTGTGTAGCGACGACGAGATCGTAGTGCATTGCGTAGCCGCCAAGCAGATTATCGACAAGTATCGCACCGCAGCGAAGCCTGTTAAAAACCTTTGGGAACTGTGCGATTCCGTGATTAGCAACTCCCTAGCGGGGGGTTGGGAGCACCCCTATAAGTGTCTAAACTTTGGCAATGGGCGTATACTGTTACCCAGCGGCCTCGCTCTGCGCTACCCCGGTTTAGTAGGCAAGGGTGACGACAAGGGGCGGGTGCAGTGGACGTATGGAACGCAGAACAAGAAGCTGTATGGCGGGAAGCTCACTGAGAACATCGTGCAAGCGGTGGCTCGGTGCGTGATGACGGATGGCATGCTGCGGATACAGAAGCGGTATCCCTGTGTGCTGACTGTGCATGATGAAGCAGTAGTGCTGGTGCCTGAGATGGAAGCGTTTGAAGCGGAAGCTTGGGTGCTGGAGCAGATGATTAAAGAACCCAGCTACATGCCGGGGATACCACTAGCTGCGGAGACAGGAGTGGCTCCACGTTACGGCGATGCGAAATAACAACGGAGAACTCGTGGATAAGATAAAAATCGGTAAGACCGGCTACACAATAAAAACAGTTGAAGCGTTCTGGAACAAAGCGATAGTTGCTCAGATCGACTACAGCACCAAGACCTTAACCCTAGCCAGACGCGGTGGCATATCGCACAAGCCGCGCTCAAAGACGGACATAGAACAGTCTTTCTGGCATGAGGCTGTGCATGGGATTTTGAAAGACATGCGCAACCCATTGGAGAGCAACGAAGCGTTCGTAGATGGAATTGCCATCCGGCTAATGAAGCTTCTAAGACAGGTATACCCGAATGAAAGTAACTTGGTCACACAGCGCGTTAAAGGATTACGAAAGCTGCGCACGGAAGTATTACGAAGTAACCGTCTTAAAGAACTACAAATTTCAAGAAACAGAACAAACAAGATACGGTAAAGACTTACACAAAGCAGCAGAGCGTTACATCAAAGGTGGGCCGCTGGCAAAACAATTTAGTTTCATCCAGCCCACCCTTGACGCGCTGAAAGCCAAACGCGGCACCAAGCATACGGAACTCCAGCTTGCGTTGGACGTAGACTTGAAGCCGTGCAAGTGGTTTGATAAAGAGTTGGTGTGGGTGCGGGGTATCATCGACCTGTTGATTCTTGATGGCGACACCGCATGGGTGATTGACTACAAGACCGGCAGCAACAAGTATCCCGACAAGGATCAACTGGACTTGATGGCGTTGATTACGTTCGCGCACTACCCTGAAGTCAAGAAGGTAAACGCGGCGCTGCTGTTCGTTGTAAAAGAAAGCATGACGAAGCACAAGGTAGAAGTAGAGAACGCAGAAGGTATCTGGTGGGACTACCGTGAGCGTGTTGCCAAGATTGAGGCAGCGCACACTAACAACGTATGGAACCCCAAGCAGTCGGGGCTATGCCCGTGGTGTCCTGTTAAAACGTGTGAGTTTCATCCTGAACACTAGGAGCATGAAATGCCTAAGTCATCCAAGCAAGAACTTAAAACAAAAGCCGCATACAACAAGATACCCAGTGTGCAAGACAAACGGGTTATCAACAACCGCGCTAGACGGCAAGCTATCGCTTCAGGTAAAGCCGCTGTTGGTGATGGCACTAACGTAGACCACATCAAGCCTTTGGGTAAAGGTGGTTCCGCAAGCAAGAAGAACACGCGGCTCATCCCAGCCGCAGAGAATAAAGGGTGGCGCAAGAGACAACCTGAGATGTATGGGAAGAAGTAATGCAGATTGTAGATAATAAGGTGCTGGTGTTGCGTACTAAGACGCCCTCTAAGTACGCAATAATCCCGCGCTCAAAACACATCGGAGAGATAAAGAAGGGCGTTCACGAGGTGGCAGTTCACTGGGGCTTGGATGAGGTGCGTGTGCTTAAGAATCTGGGTGTGCGCAACGTGCCTTCTCCGATCTTGCGGAATTATGATTGGCCCGGACGCTACACCCCGTTTGCACATCAACGCGACACCTCTGCGTTCTTGACTATGCACACCCGCGCTTTTGTATTTAGTGAACCGGGAACTGGTAAAACGCTGTCGGCATTGTGGGCGGCTGATTACCTGATGCGCATGGGGAAGGTCAGGCGCTGCCTTGTGTTGTGTCCGTTGTCTATCATGCAAGCCGCGTGGATGGCAGACATAACGAAGAGCGTGATACACCGCACGGCTGTGATAGCGTATCACTCCAATGCGGAGCGCCGTATCGAAGCGGTCAAGAATGATTACGAGTTTGTAATCAGTAACTATGACGGGTTGCCCATGATAGCCAACGCGCTGCTGGAAGATGGGCGCTTTGACTTAATCATAGGCGACGAAGCTAACGCATGGAAGAACGTATCAACCCGCCGTTGGAAGACGCTTAACAAGCTGATACTGCCTGACACATATCTGTGGCTGATGACCGGCACACCCGCCGCGCAGTCTCCCGTGGATGCGTATGGGCTGGCGCGTCTGATTAACCCCACTGCCGTGCCCCGCTTCGCTACCGCGTGGCGTGACAAGGTGATGCGCCAGATCACGAAGTTTAAGTGGGTGCCGAAGGAAGACGCCTACGATACGGTATACGACGTGCTGCAACCTGCCATCCGGTATACGAAAGACCAGTGCCTCGACTTACCACCAGTGGTAACTATTACACGGGACGTTGAGCTTACGAGTCAGCAGATTAAATACTACCGGATGCTGAAGAGCCAGATGCTGGTGCATATGTCGGGGGAAACAATCACCGCCATAAACGCCGCTGCCAGTGTTAACAAGTTGTTGCAGATTTCAGCGGGGGCGGCATACACCGACAACAAGGAGGTGGTTGAGTTTGACTGCGCCCCACGGTTGGCAGTGCTGCTGGAAACACTGGAGGAGACCAGCCGTAAGGTGCTGGTGTTCGCACCCTACCGGCACAGCATAGAAACCATCAGCAGCTACCTTGATAAGTGCGGCATCTCCAACACTAAGATACACGGAGATGTCCCCGCTGCTAAACGTGCGCTGATATTCGATGCGTTCCAAGCTGCTGAAGAACCACGGGTGCTGGTCATCCAACCGCAAGCCGCCTCTCACGGGGTAACGCTTACGGCGGCTGACACGGTTGTCTTCTGGGGGCCGGTCATGTCCGTTGAGACCTACCTCCAGTGCATCGCTCGTGCAGACAGGGTAGGGCAGACGGGAAACAAAGTTACGGTAGTGCATATACAAGGCAGTGACATAGAACGGCGCATGTTTAAGCAGTTGGCAGGAAAAGTCGATAGCCACGGAATACTCATCCAACTCTACGAAGATGAGCTTGCGAACAGAACTATCGACGTGTAAAATCTTTTACTTGCAGTAAACACAACGAGGATAAAAATGACAACAGAAGATTTAGTTCCTATGGACAAGCTTGCGAAAATTTACCTTAAGATTCGCACGAAGGTTCAGCTACTCACGCAGGAATACGAAAAACAAAAGGCCGGTCTGGAAACGCAGAAGTCAGAGGTAGCCAATGCCATGCGTGACCAGATGAAAGCATTGGGTTCCAAGTCAGTTAAGACAGAGTATGGCACGGTCATGCTTGGCGTAAAGACCCGTTACACCACGCAGGACTGGGACTCGTTCAAAGACTTTTGCATCAAGAACAATACGATTGATCTCCTTGAGCGGCGCATTGCTCAACGGAACATGGCGAAGTGGCTGGAGGAGAATCCCGAGGATATTCCACCGGGGTTGAACTCTGATTCTGAGTATGAAGTGACTGTTAGAAAACCTAGTTAAAGGAATGAACATGGCTACAGAAATGGCAGTATTTAATCCCGCGCAACTCCCCGCCTTTGCACGTAATCGTAAAGGCCCGTCCGCACTGGCGAAGGCGCTGGCTGGTGGTGGCGGTGGTGGCTACGAGCATCGCTTGTCAATCAAGGGTTGCGTGTTTCGTTTGGTGGCTGGCGGTAAAGAGATTGCGTCCATTGAGGAGCGCCATCTGGATGTGGTGATTGTCAACGCAACTCCTAAAGTCGGGCGCATCTTCTACGGTGTGAAGTATAGCGAGTCGGAAACCGCAGCACCCAAGTGCCAATCCGTGGACGGTATTAAACCGGATGCTGGCGTTAACGAAAAGCAGGGTGACAACTGCGCAAGCTGCCCGATGAACATCAAGGGTAGCGGTGACGGCGACACTAAAGGGTGCCGCTACTACCAGCGTGTTGCTTTGGTTCTTGCCAACGACCTTCAGGGTAACGTGTTGCAGCTAACGGTGCCGTCGAAATCCCTCTTTGGTAAAGAAGAGAACGGTAACTACCCGTTGCAAGCCTATGCGCGTTGGTTAGAAGCGCAAAGCATCGACCCTGATCTGGTGGTTACCCGCATCAAGTTCGACACCCGCGAGTCTTCGCCCAAGCTGTTCTTCCGCACCGTGCGCTATCTGGATGACTCCGAGTTTGAAATGGTGCAGGTCAAGGCCGAATCGCAAGACGCCAAAGATGCGATTTCCAATGTGAACAAGGAAGGCACTGCCCCCACAGCCGCGCCGCAGCAGCTTGAAGCTCCCAAAGGGCCGCAGTTCCCACCGGATGATGACGAGGAAGATGCACCCCCTCCGAAGCAGAAGGCTAAGCCGAAAGCCAAGCCCAAAGCAGAACCGGATGAGGATGCAGAAGAGCCGCCCGTCCGCAAGAGCGCAACGCCACCGGCAGCACCGGAAAAGACATCGCTGGCATCTGTTGTGTCCGATTGGGATACCGACGATTAATTAACTTGAAGGGCGAGGGGTGTTAAGCCCCTCGCTATCGTATGCCGTATAAAAGTTCGATTAGAAAAAAGATAGCGCTAGCGCCTACCAGTATCGGTAAGACGCTGGGCAGTCAAGCCGTGCGCACAGACTTTTCCGTGCTTCGCATCTCAAAGGCGACAGGCGCAACCCGCCAGACTATTTACAACTGGTTTTTTGGTGGCGTGGTGGCACCGTATTACCGCGATAAAGTTACCGAGATAATTGAAATCTTGAAAGATTCCCCCACCGCCGAACACGCATGGAGAACCGTATGCTCCCGCTTCCATCTGAGAACATAACCGACAAAGAGTTTTTAAAGTTTGCTTGCTACATGCTGAACTCCCAAGACTCGCTACCTAGAGACTGGCAACTGTCTATGGCGGTTCGTTTGGAGAAGCTTGTTAACCCAGACTCGGATACTGAAGTTGTTTTTAAATACGCGCCCGTTCAATTAGAACTTCCGTTCGTTAACTCGTAACACCCATACTGAAGGGTTACTATGACACCGCTGGAATTTATAGCGGCTGTAGTACCGTCGGCGGGTGTTTTGTGCGCGGCGGAACTAAGCTCAAAGAAAAAAGAACACGTATTCGTAGACAAGGTTGAAGACCTTGGTGCGCACATACAACGCTTCATCGCAGAAAAACGGGATACCTATTTCGCACTAGCAAGCTTCACGGAAAGCGGCAAGCGCACTGCGTCTAACGCGCTATACATGAAGTCGTTGTTTGTTGACATCGACTGTGGGGGTGGCAAGCCCTATCTAACAAAGCAAGCTGCCGCAACCGCGTTAGATACATTTTTGCAAGAAACGAAGTTTGGCGCTCTGGGCAACCCGTGGGTTGTTACGTCAGGCGGGGGGCTGCACGTCTACTGGCCTTTCACTGAAGACCTCCCCATAGCGCAGTGGCGTCCACTTGCCGAGAACTTCAAGCGCCTGTGCAAGAAGCACTCGCTTCATATCGACTTTACCGTAACTGCTGATGCAGCGCGGGTGTTGCGTGTCCCTGACTCTTTCAACTGGAAGATCAAGGGTAAGCCGCGCAAGGCCAAGCTTATGATAGAGGGCGGCACCTTTGTGTTTGCGGATGTGGCAGCGGCACTCAAGGTGCAGATTAACGGAGAGGCTGTAGCTGAACCGATATTCAACCCCGCATCCATTCCCGGAATCCGCCCCAAACGCCAAACTGCATCGCAAGTCAGGCTAGTTGAGAACAGCATCACGCGGTTCAGGAGCATCATGCTGCGCACGGATGGCGGCTCTGGGTGCTTGCAGTTGCGCCACTACGTAGAGAACGCGAAGCAGGAGGGCATGGAACCCTTGTGGCGTGGGCTGCTGTCGATAGCGCAGAAGTGCGTGGATGTTGACAAGGCTGCGAAGTGGCTGTCAGGGCTGCACCCCTACGACCAGACCCGGATGGAGCAGAAGCTGCGCGAGATTAAGGGGCCATACTCTTGCGTCAAGCTGGATGGCGAGAATCCCGGCGTGTGCGAGAAGTGCCCGAACTGGGGCAAGATCACCAACCCCCTCGCGTTGGGGCGTGAGCTAGCAACGGACAACACCGCCAAAGAAATCACGCTGCTGCCTGAGGGTAGCTCATCTGGTGAGCCAGTGTTGCCTAACCAGATTAAAGTAACGCGCCCCACGCCGCCACGCGGCTTCTCCTACGGTAAGAACGGGGGCGTGTATCGTGAGATGGAAGTGGAAGACGAGAGCAAGAACGTTATTAAGAAACAAGTTTTGGTATTACCGTATGACTTGTTTGTCGTAGACCTGTTGAACGTCAACAAAGAACATTACGTGTTCATGCTGGCGATGCGCCCCGAAGGGCCGGTGCAGTTATCCCTCCAGCAGAAAGCCGTGGTCAGTAAAGACGATACCGTCAAAGCACTGGCGGCACAGAACATCGTGGCGGCGTATGGTTCGGGCAACGACAAGAACCTGTTTGACTACGTCAGGGCGTGTGTGGAGGCGGTGTCTTCCAACAAGAACGCCATCAATGTCCCTAACAGCTACGGCTGGCAACCGGACGGCGGCTTTGTGGCGGGGGGCAAGATATTCATGCCTGACCAGACGGTTCGCCAGATACCCATGCCGGGGTTAGAGAACCTTACCCACGCCACCACACCAAAAGGAACGTTGGAGACATGGCGTAAGTATCCCGAGATGCTGATTGCGAAGGGGCTATACGACGTGCTGGCGATTGGCTGCGGGGTAGGGTTTGGCTCCCCGCTGATGGAGTTCACGGGACTGGACGGCCTAACCTTCCACGCTGGCTCAACGGAGTCAGGCACCGGCAAGACCGTAGCGCTGGAGTTGGCGGCGTCTATCTGGGGGCATCCTCGTGACTACCGCGTAGGCAAGAGCACCTCTGCGGTAGCCATGCAGCAACGGGCGGGGCTGCTACGGAACCTGCCGCTGTTGAGCGATGAGATAACCAGTAAGAACAGGCGCGATGCAGAGTGGTTTCCTGAGTTCGTGTTTGACCTGTCCGAAGGCCGCGCTAAAGAGCGTATGGAGTCCGGAGCGAACAAGGAACGGCTGAACACCTCGGTCTGGTCGCTGATGGCGGTGCTGTCCTCCAACACCCACATGATGGACTACCTGACCGGTGGGCGTAAGCACTCGTCTGAGGGTGAGATGCGCCGGATGCTGGAGTGGGTTACTAACGAGACGCTCTCGTGGGAGGTGCATGAGGTTGAGGTTATAAAGACCCTGCGCTATCACCACGGCACCGCTGGCGACGTTTACGCGCAATGGCTGACCCTCAACCGCAGCACCGCTATGGCGGTCTATCAGAGCGTTTATCAGCGCATCAGGGCTGAGTTCAAGATGACCAACGACGAGCGCTACTGGCACGCTGGCGTGGCGTGTTGTGTGGCGGGGTGCATCCTCGCGGGTTCTAAATACGCCAACGTGGTAGACCTCCCCATCCAGCACATTATCAACAGCCTGAAAGTCATTGTGGAGAAAGCCCGTCAGACGGTTCGCTCCAACGTGCGCACGGCTGAAGACATCCTGAACGCCTACATCCGTGAGTTCTATGGCAAGTTCATCGTAGTCCGTGCTATCGACGGGGCGATACAGGCTACCTTTGGCGAGTCAGGAACGGTAGATGAATCTATCACACGCACTCAGATTTCAGGGCGGGTGGAACGGAACATAACTCCGGGCTACGTAAACTTTTTTATAGAAGAGGGGCTACTAAAATCTTACTGCTCCAGTATGAGCTTCGGGTACGCTGACTTCCGTAAACAGATGGAGAAGCTGCACCGCGTTGAGTATGTTAAAAAGGACATGCTATCTAAGACCAAAGGCCCACAGATGCGGGTCAATACAATAAAGATAAGCCGTCCTGAATCACCCCTGCTTGAACCTGATGCCGAAAAAGATACGGATATACTACCCGTGGAATGAGACCCCCGTGTGGGGTAGTTTCTTCGTGCCATCGCTGGACGTGTATGCAACGAAAGAGACAGGGCTGAAGGTAGCCCTGCATCTCCGCATCAAAGGTAAAGCAACCTTCGGTCTATACAACGGCAAGCACGGGGTGCTGTTTACGCGGCTTTCCGTATGATGTCGCGGTATAGCTTAGCCGTGTCTATCTGTTCTTTACGTAGCTGGTCTATGCGTTTGCGCTTCTCACTAGGCGAAAGATCAGAAGCTTTAACTTCAGTTATGGCATCGGTTGATTGTTTCATATCTTTTTTAAAGTCCCCGTAACTGGTGCCAACCAAAACCCGTTGCATATTAGTGTTGAGATAAGCTTCGGCTTCAGCAGGGTTACCATCCGCATACAGTTTGTTGTAGGTATTAACCGCCCGTTCGCCGTCTTGCATCAACTCATAGGTGCGGTTGATGATACCGCCAGCGTCGTTTGGCTGAAACGCGCTACTAAAGAACGCAACTTGGGAAGCCTTTTTTTCAGCTTGTTGCACTTTAGGACTGGCAATAAACGCATCAGCCAACGACACGGCAGACAACAGCGTTTGCGCACCAACGCCTTTTATAAACTGATCCACTTTAACTGGCGATACCCCCGGAATGCCCATGCTGCCAAGCACCTTCGCCAGTTCAGTTGTCGTATCTTTATACCGTTGCGCGGGGTCAAGGGACTGCATACGAGCCGACTCAACATCTGCGCCGGTAAACAAGTCTTTACCAGTTATGCCTTCAACAACCGGAACAAGGAACTGCGGTATGCCTTTGCTGGAACCGCCCGGAATTGAGTTAATACCCAACTGCACCAGCGCCTGAGCGATAGGCGCTACGTCGCCATCCCCAGCTACAGAGTTGTAAATGGCTTCCGGTATGGCTTTAGCCAGTAAACCAAATTCAAACGGAATTGGTATCTTAAGCGGTTCATCAAAACCCGGAACGCGCACAAACCAGTTATTAAGTTTTTGTTGCGCGGTGGCGTTCTTGTAGGCTTCGTCGTCTTCCATTGCCATCGCATACATAACCGTAAACGCCGCCATCATTATGGCGCGTTGTTTAAACTTCTCTTGAATTTTTAAACGTTCGTTGTAAGGCATGTTGCCCGTCATGGCTTTAACAAACACACTTAAGCCTTGTATCTGCGCGTTAAAAAACGGATATAACGTATTGGCCCATTGCACCGAAGGGGATACCCCCCGCCGATTAAAGTCTGTAATTTCATTGGCGGCTACCCACGCCTCCATTTCGTTCAAACCTTGCTTGATGTAGCTGTTGTAAGCGGATAGCCGAACGCCCACATCAGCCTCCATGCTCTTGGCTTCAGCATACGCAAGCAGTCCTGATATTGATTGCTTACCGCTCACAACGCTGCGCAAAACCGTAGACAACGCTTCTTTACTGCTACCGGCAAGAACTTGTCCACCTAACAGCCCTTGGTTTTCAAGCAGCGCGGCTTCGCGGCTAGTGCCGGTCAACGATTTATATATGTTTTTGAAAGGGTCTACTATAGGGATAAAGTTAGCGCCGCTTGTGCCCAACGCAGAAAACGAATCTTTGACAACCTGCCGAAGCGGATACATAGGACTTAGTATGACAAAACGGCGCAGTAGCTGGGCCGGAATACCCATAAGTTCCAGTGCTTTTGGCATTGTAGTTTTAACGCCTTCCAGCCCTTTGACCAATAGCGTCGGCGGGATACCTTCAAACATCGTATCGTTTGTGTCTTTTACGCGCACCGCAATATCTTCGCCGTCTTTTCTAAAGCGAATAACATTAGCGCCTTTATGCGCATCCGAAATTTTAAGGTCTTCTTTTTGTTCCCCGGTTTTTTTGTCTTTATATTTACGAGTTTCAAGCATGTTGAGCTTGCGCAGTGTATCCACAACACTACCCGTTGCAATGTTACGCAGCGCCATGTCTGTCAGCAGGTTTGTGTTCTGCACCGCGCTGGTAAAGATGTTACTGATCGCAGTGTCACCACCCACCAAACCGTGCAAATGCGGTTGGTCTGTTAAATTTCCAACAATAATCGGACTTGATTCACTGCCCAAAATCAATTCAATTTCACCGCTAGGGTTTTCCCGGTAGAAAGGAATGTAGTCTTTGGTAGCGCGAAGAGCATCAGCTTTTTCTTTAGAAAGTGCCCCCGCTTGTTCGGCAAAATCAACCAGCCCTTTGTTGTAATCGTTGTATATGCCCCGCGCTTTATCAAATGCAGTTTTGACTTTGGGCATTGCCGCAATCTCGCGCTCAAACTGTTGCAGCTTGGCTTCGGTAAGCACTTGATTGCCGTTTTTGTCTTTACCAAAATTTAATTTATCAACGCCAATTTTCTCGTTCTTAACCCGCTGCGCTGCCATATACAGGGTAAACATATCGCCAGCATCTTTTTCAGCAAGACCTGATTCACCTATAGCTTTAAACACCTTAACAAGATTAGCGCCGTCCTTGTTCTTGGTTTCAACCATCCAATATTTGTTAGCGCCCGTGCCTTTTTGTTTGTATTCAAGAGCGCCATTTGCCGCAACCAACCGCGTGAAGTTCATTATCTTGTCACGCGCACTCAAGTCATAACGCACTTGAGACGCTTCCAAGTCTGTTATTTTTTTGCCCGCAACGCCTTTTTTAAGCGCCGCCCAAACGGGCGCATAGCGGTCTACAAACTGGGTCATGCCAGCCAAGCCCATTACGTTGCCGCGTATCTCGTCAATCGTAGACCTGTCCTGCGCCACTACCGTGTGCATCGTAGCCCACGATTCCGCGCTCATACCGGCAGGACGCGGCCCCTCTTTACCCCTAAAAGCAATCGTCCCGTCCGGGGATACGTAGGCACCCAACCGCCCCGCTGCCAAGTTGGTAGACGACTCACGGATCAGCGCTTGGATTTCTTTAGCGTCACGCTTCGCCATCTCCGACAAACCGGAGTTGCGGAAGTAACTACGCACCGCAGCAACCATGTCCCGCACAAAGGTCTTAACCTTCTCGGTAAAGGTAGGCGCAACACGACGTCCCTCGGCAGCGTGGGCAACCATCTCGCGCACAAGTGCCATCCGCACTTCCGGGTTCTGCAACGCATCCTTCGCTGCCAGCGCAGTCTCAACGTCAGGAAACACATTCAGCGCCGTAGCAACGTCTGCTACGTGCGCATCGCCCTGCTTGAACAGCCGGTCAACCAGCGCTTGCATACCGTCTTTACCAATGATGGTATCTACGCCGTAATGCCCAATCAACTCGTGGGCAAACGTTTCTTCAAGGTCAGCAAGGGTCTTGTGCGCCTCGCCTATGATGACAACGGTGCCGTCAGGCATCACAGCGCCTTTGGCAAAGTCCAAACCTTCCCGATACATAGCCGCTAATAATTCAGGCGGGGCATCCTTTAAGGTGGGCGCGTAGATGACCTCTACCCCTTTGGGCAGGGCTTTCTTAATCCGCGCTGCCACGTCCGCTGCGGCTTTGGCGTCAACACCACGGTCTTGTTCCGTGGCTTCGCGGAAGTCTGTCTTATTACGGTTTGCGGCATTGGCGTAGTCTAAGAAAATAGCGCGGTCTTCCCCTTCAATTCCATGTTGGTCTGCGTAAGCAACAGGATTTTTAAGGCGTTGTTTAAAACTTTGGGGTTTAATTTTTTCAACGTAAGGAACTGTGGGGCCAAACTTGCCGCCCTCAGTACGCACCACCCTAGTGCTGGACGGCTGATTGGCTAGCTTCTGTTTATCTTTTGTCTCCTGACTTAGTTTGTTGTCATTGGTAGACTTACGCCCTTCAAAGAAAGTAGCAATACTCGCATCACGTTCTGCCGCCCGTTGCGACACAATGCTTATGCCCGGAGCTTCCCGCAAACCAACTCTGTAATCAAGTTTTTCAAGACTAGCTTCAATACTGGCTATTTGTTTTGGCAGACGTTCAATATCTTTAGCAGCGTTACTAATGTTACGTTTAAGTTTTTGAAGCTGTAAACGCTCCATCTTGAGCGCTTCTATAACGTCCGCAATAACACGCGGTTGCTCAGAAGTTATTTCTTTTTCGCCCTGCCGCAGAATAAGGTTGCGAATATTAAGGTCTGTTTCTTGAGCCGCCCGTTCTCTCAACGCCGCTTCCTTTTGTTTCTGCAAGTAAACAATGTCAGAACCGGAAGCAAGAAGTTGTTTATCGGATTTTTGCAAATCTTGCAAAGACTGAGTTTTAGCTTTTACTTTATTAATGCGACTGGTAAGTTCTGTTTGTGTTGTTTTTTCATGCCCACCAATACTAGCCAGTAGATTCCGCGCTTGTGCCAGCAGACCTGTTTTCTGTAACCGCTTACGGGCAAGCAAATTTACCGTGGCATCCCGTCTTTGTTCTTTTACGCTGTCAGGAGTGCTCTCACTACGCGCCGCCCTGTAGTCTTTAACAGCTTTTTGATACTTAGCTGCAAGTTCTTTATCTTCAGGTTTTGCTACAGACAATGCTTCTAAGCGTTTGGCTTCTTCGCGCAAACGTGTAATTTCCGCCGCGTCTGCAACCATAACATTCTGCGGCACCGCATTAGCGGCTTCTTGGGCTTTGCGCAACGCTAAACGAGCATTTAAAAGCTGCTTGGCAAGTTTTTTGCTGGCGGGATTAGCTTCAACACGTTCTTCTAACCGCGACACCATATCCTGCGCCCGTGATACCGCATCAATAGGGCGAGGCTCAGACACAAGCCCTGTTTCTTCAAGGCTTGTAGTAACTTGTTTTGTTAATGTTGGCCCTTCTTTAAGTTGACTTTCTTCTTCAACGCGTTTTTCAGCATTACGTTTTTGCAATTCAAGTTGTTCCGCCGTGGCTGGTTTATTCTGTTCTTTTACGCTATTGTCACGAGCGGTTTTGTAAGCTCTACGAGCTTTTCTAAACTCAACTGCAAGTTTTTTATTTTCAGGGTCTGCCTTATGCAGTGCAAACAACCGAACGGCTTCGTTGTGCAATTCTTTTATTTTGTTTTCTTTTTTTGCAATTTTTTCGGTTTGCAACTTTTTAGATTCGTCTGGCCTATTTGAAACTATCAGTAACCTAAGACGAGCTAGCCCCTCCCGCGATATGCCTTTCTCTGCAACAGCTTGGGCTTTTCGTAAAATAGCGGTAGTGGCTTCGTTGTTTGTAAGCCCCTCAGATACAACTTTTGCAATGCGCTCTTTAACGGTTTTAGTATCTTGCAGGGTCAAACGTGCTGAAGATACAAGAGCGCCAACTGCATCAGATACAATTTCAAAAGGAACTGTTTTAGTTTCGGCTACGGCTTTGTCTGCAACAATTTTGTCTGCAACAACTTTTTCTAGTTTAGGGGATTTGTTTTTAAAATCTTCCGACTTAACGTATTGACCGCCACCTTCTTTTTTGGGGAAGCTCAGTTCGTAGGTGCCCCTACCAACGTCGCGGCGCAGTTTGGTTAACTCGCTGCGCAACGTTTCGCCCATAGTCATGCCGCGCCGTATCTTAAAGCCCTTGTCTTCCAACAGGCTTTGGTCACGGCTAATTCCGTATTTGCGCTGCTGTTGGTTTTCTTCTTCAGAAGGCAACCGCACCCTAGCGCTTAACGGAGCGTTATCAATGAGCTTAGAAAACTGTTTGTCTAGCTTGCTTATGGTTGCGTCAATCTCGGCTTGGGTAAGCGCGGGTGATCCAAACTCATTACGCCGCGCCGTAGCTTCCCGCACAACTGCATCAAGCATGGACTTTTTAAGTTCCCGCGCTTGAGCTTGCAAACTTTCTACATCAACCTCTTCAAGCCTACCCTTACGCAACGAATCAATAGCATTGGCAAGGTCAAACAAGTGCTGCTCACGTTCTGTAGCCGCCAGTTCAGCATCTTGCCGAGCTTGTAACGGTTTAACTGTTTTCTCTTGCTGCGGGGCTGCTTTAGCCGCATCAACGAGGCGTTGCAAAATGCGGGACTTGGCTTCCAGCGCCACTATCTTTTGCCCCGTTGGTGTCAACTGACCTTTTACATAAATGTTGCGCGGTGCCATTGACTTTACGGACGCTGCTTCAGTCGTAAGCTTTATCTTAGCCGCGTTGGTTTCATCCAGAGCCGTCTTAATTGCCGGTAATATCATCGCGGCTTGGCGGGGGTCGTTCATATCGTACTTCGGGCGCAGCCCTGTTTCGGTTTCCAAACCCGGAAGTTTCCTAGTCGGAATACCTTCAGGCAGCGTCAGCCCAAGCAGGGACACCATATCAGGCGTAAGACCACCTTGTTGCGCCGCCGCGTCCATAGCCGACACGCGTTTACGGAGCAGCACTGAATCTTTACCACCCGCCTTTGAAAGTGCTAATGCCCGGAAAGGGCTTTTAAGTTGCTCTTCGGCGCGTTGCACTGCCGTCTCTTGCTCAAGCTCCTGCAACCGCGCAACCCGAACGCTCTCGGATTCAGCCCGTTGCGTAGCTTGTTGTGCTTCTTGTTTCTGCTCCGTATCCTGTGCAGCCATTTCTTGCTGCTGTGTGGAAAGTGTATCCGGCGTAAGTGTGGTGGGGGGCACGGGCGCAACATATTCATCTTGCATTTGCGCAGCCATAGCGTCTTGTGCCTCGGCTTGCTTTGGCAAGTTAAACAGGTCTGCTTGGGGGCCGGGGGTTACACCAGCCGCTTGTTGCATCTGTTGATCTTTTTGTGCTTGCAGCGCTTGTGTCTTTTGCATAAGCTCATCAGGGATAACCTGCTTCTTGCTCATGTAGCGCTGCGTTGCGGCTTGCGCGGCCTTTAACTCAGAATCAACATCTAAGACTACATTGTTAGCTTTAGCAGTTTTTATAAGCTCGCTTTGCGCCGCTTCAATCTTCTGCAGCTGTTGCAACGCCGCGTTATACGCAGGAACATTTTTTTGTTCTTGCGCCGCTTCCACTTCAGCGTTTAACCGGTCACCTTCAGCTTTTGTTTTACGATACTCATCTTGCAGAGACACTTCAGGCGTCTGGGTTTCAATGCCGGTAGGCAGCGCTTGCCCTTGCAGCGGCGTATACGCGCCACCAGTTTCACCAAAGATATCGGTCTGCGTCCCGCCATAAGCAGGTAACCCCTCCGTCTTTTTAGTCCCCGGTTGCGCAGGAGCCATTCCGGGCAACGCTTGAAATGCTTGTTGTTGCTGTTGCAGTGCTGCTTGCTGCTGTTGCAGTGCTGCTTGCTGCAACGCTTCTTTATCAGCCCTGCCTTGTTGAATTTCGCCAAGCCGATCACGCGCTGCGCTGCGGCGACTAGCACCGCCCACACCACCAAACACGGCGGCGGGGCCAGCAACACCCACCGCAGTGGCGACATACTCCTGTTGTGCATCTTTATCAAACAAAGGCAATCCGGCTTGCCAACGTTCAAGCACTGCTTGCGCGGTTTCTGTTGGGATTTCTACAACTTCACCAGTTACAACCCCGCGCCCAACTGTTCCGGCAAGGCTACGCTTTGAGGCTTCAACCAGTGCCAGTTCTGCTTTTTCGGCACCCAGCTTTGGTAACGCGCTGGCAAAAAGTTTACCAACACCCAAGCGGCCTAAAACAAAAGCAGTCTCAGCAACATCTAGCGCGGCTTGCGGTAGCGCGGCAGTGGCGGCTTTACCATAATCAAGAGGTTTATTTTCTTTAGCTTTTTCTTGTTCCTCCGCTTGGCGTTCAACGTTTTGCCCAACAAACGCCGGATAGGACGCTGCCAACGCACCCAACGCACCACCCGCAAGGGTGGCTCCGGGAAGCGGAACCATAGCGCCAATGCCAGCGCCTACACGTGCCCCACCCATGACCGCGCCCATTTGGGGTAGGGACTCGCCCAACTGCCCACGCCACATATTCAGTAGAGAGCTTACGCCGCCCTGTTCTTCTGGTTTCTCACCGCCAAACAAACCGTATTTTTCTTGAGCTTTTTGAACATCTTCCCAGCTTTTTGATTTTGCAGTTTCAGAACGTTTAGCTTGGGAGCGTTCAATACCTTTCTTAACCGCTTCATCAGAGAGGCTGAACAGCGGCGCTGCTGCGGTTGAGTAGGCAGACTTAAGCGATTCGTAGCCTGACTTTATGCTAGGTATAAGCCCTTCTTCGGCCTTTGCCGTGTCAGCATACATCTTAGGAAACATCTCTTTGGCACGGGCATACGCATCGGCGTAAGAAACGCCTTCCGGCACCTTTTCGTATTCTCCATTAGGGAGGCGAAGATAGGGCATGGTCAGTCCTTAATCCGGGGGGAAAAGTCTGCTACGTGCGTCAGGCGGGGGTCTGTTTGAAAAATACGGGTTAGTTTCTGGCGCAGTTTCGGCGTCTTGTTGCAGCATTTTTGGAATAAGTTCTTTTGCTCTCATAGCACGCAACGTTGCATCCGGTATTCCGGGGTATTGCTTTTTGTATTCAGCTACAAATTTAACGTCTTTAAAGTCTTTAGCTACTTGATCGTTCACTTTTGTTTCCGTTCTAATTCTAAGCGCGTCGGTTATGCCCCCGGAACCGGGGCGTGGTTGGTTGTAATAGTTAGCGTGTGCAAGGTTGGCTTTAATTTTAGAAGGAAACTCAGAAACCTGTGCCCCCATCAACCCTGCTTGGTCACGCAAGTGGGCTATTTGCGCCATAGCTAGCTGATGTTTATCTTCGCGCTCAGCAGTCCATTGCCCATGCTCCATTGCCAGTTTTTTATCGTCCAACAATAGCTTTTCGCTATGGTTGAACATCTCAGCAGCTATCTTAGTATCGCCTTGTGCCAAGTGCGCTTTAGCCATTGCAAGGCTCATACCCGCAGCAACCGCAGCTTTCTTATCTGCTTTTTTCTCAGTGGTGTAATCTTGCGCACCTTTAGCCAACGCATCCATAGCTTCTGCTTGACGATCCCCAGACGGCCCCATCTTACGCAGCGCCGCAGCAGCACGGATAAACGCAATACCGGTAGCGTGTGCTTTAGCTTCATTCTTTTCGCTATCCGTTGCAGTCATCCCGCTAAGAAGCTTTGTAGCTTCATCCAGATACCCTTGTGACACGGAGGTAACTTTACGTTGGAACGCATCAAACCCTGTCGGGGGAGGAGGGCCTTCAAGGGTAGCAATCCCAACGGGTTCTTGGGTTGGGGCGGCTGGGGCTTTAGATGCATCTATGTTGGTTTGCATCCGTGCCAACGCTTCTGGAGAAGCATTTAAACTTTCTATACCGCTCGTTGGTGCGCCCGTAGGTCTTGGCGTGGCAGCAGGAGCCGCAGCAGGAGCCGCAGCAGGAGCCGCAGCAGGAGCCGCAGCAGG